ATTCTCAACAACAGAACCCATAACTCCTCGATAATAAGCTGGATCAAATATTCCAAAAGGAGGTTCATCTCCTCTTGATTTTGTAGGATCATGTTCTGATCCATCTTCAGCAGGTGTTTTTTCCCATTTATCTATTTTTTGTTCAATATAAAAGTCTTCATATTCTTTTCCCATCTCTCGTTTTAATTGATTTAAATCATTTGTACTTATATCAGCGTCTTCTAAATCTTCAATAATAGAAGAAAATTCAGCTCTTCGATCTAAATAATTTGTATTTGATGCTCCTGCACTACCTTGTCGTTGAGTTCTGTTAGCAATAGCAATAGCATCATCGTAAGCTTTGTTTTTTGCTGCAGCTTGAGTATTATACTTTTTATTTGAATCATTATAAACTCTAACTGCATCATTTTTTTTCTCGTTATATTCTCTATCAACTTCTTTTAAAGCATTAGGAATAAGTAAATACTTATCTAATTGCTTATTATCATTTTCATAACCATAAAATATTCCATTACCAGCTTGGCTATCTTCATAAAATTCTCTACGTATAAATCCATCTATCTCATGACCATAAGGAACACTGTTACTCCATCCTCTAACTGCATTTAAAAAATTTGTTTTCATAGCATTTTCAGAACCAGGCTTACCAAGATTTACAGTGCCACCTCTAGTTCTACCAGCGGGCCATGAATCATCTCCCCAAAAACCTGTTTTACCAGTTGTCATTGGTTCTTCTGTATAGAAGACTTCAAATCTAGGTCTTGCCCAATAATCATTACCACCGTCGTCATCTTCATATGCAGATTGTGTAAATCTTACATACATTTGTTTATCTGGAATTCCTTTATCATCTCTATCTTTGTTGTATCTAAAATAACTAGAACCTTGACCATCTCCTACTGAATAGTAACCATCATAAGATTTTCCTGTACCATGACCTTTACCAGCTGCAATTCTAATCTCGTTTAAAACTTTATAATTACTTTTAGGAGCTCGACCAGGTTTACCTCTCAATTGACTTAACCAATGTTCCATACCCTCAGGGTCTACTGAATTCCTACCTAGTTCCTCTTTATAAACTTTTCTAATCCATGCTTCATCACCATATTGTTCTTGTAATAAATCTGTATTTCTATCTGTTCGTTCTGTTGTTTTATTCCAGTTAGTACCATCATGAGATAATTTCCATGTTCCCATATTTTCAACAGGAACTGTACGATCTGAATAATTTTCTTGCCAGTCTGCAAAACCACTTTCTTGTGATTCTCTATATTCTCTTTTAGCCTTATCTACAGGATGCTCATAATTACCACCGCCGCCGCCGCCGCCAAACCATCCCATTTTTTAATCTCCTAATTCTGATTTAAAACTTTCTCGAAGTTTTAATGAAACTTCTTCCATTTTAGCTTCTCCTTGTGTTAATAAAGCTATTAAAGGAACAAGTTCATGTAAAGCATCTTTCCAAACATGTGCATATACTTGTTCTATATGATTTCCATTTAACCATTTATTAGAAGCAATCCATTGGTTATACATAGTTAAATGTTGAGAAAATAAAAACTTATAATTTTCTTGAAAAAATTTATTATTTGGTAATGAAATAAATAATATTTTATAAGTTTTTAAAATATCCTCTTTAGTTACTGGATAATCTTCGTCATATACATCATCCCAAACTCTTAATGCAGTACATAATAGATGTATATATTCTTTAGCTGATTCATTATTACCACAACATTCATTAATTAATTCATCTCTTTTTACGTTGTCTCTTAAACGTTCTTCTCTTGTTGACATAATTAATTAATAATTATTTTTACTATAGCTTTTAGTAAATATCTAACATCCATATTTTTATTTTATTCAATCTTTCATTTGTAAAAAAATCTTGTTTTAAATACCAATCTTCCATACAAGAACTTGCTTTATTTGCATTACAACTTCGACAAGCAGGTAAAAGATTATGTCTATAACCAGAGCCAGAACTGAATTTTGGAATAATGTGATCTAAAGAAGTTGCAGGTGCAGAACAATATCCACATTTATATTCCCATGCTTGATAAATAGATTCTCTATATCGTTTTTTGGCTAATTTCGGAGTAAGTTCAACAAGTAAAGCAAGAGGTTCATTCTCACAGTTGAACATACTTATATGTGCAGTTAATTAATTTTAAAATCACCTAAATTTGATTTCTTAAGTAAAGAGATAAAAAAAATATAAAATCTATTGACAGAATTTTTTTGTTTAATAACGTAAAGAAGTATTAAATTTTGTTTTCCTCACATGGCTAAAAAACCATCTTGGGTTATCACTCGTCGAGCCTATGAAGCTCTTGGTATAGACAGAGAAACTTTATTTAAATACAGAGATGATGGCACTTTAAAATTAGGTCCACATTATGCTGCTTTCCCTGAAACTAAGTCACGTAGTAGTTTTAGATGGAATGTTAAAAATGTTAAGCAACAACTACAGGAAAAAGGCTTGCCTGTTTTAGCTTAGATTCTTTATAAAATTTTCTTCTTATTTTATGAGCTTGTAGTAATTCTTTTATTTTCAACTCATTGTATTTAAAACAGTCTTGTTCTTTGCAGGACTGTTTTTTCTTTAAGTTAAATAATACAGTCCATTGTGGATGTAAAGGTTTGATAGATCTTTTTTTATCTTTTAATTTAATTGAATAGTCTTTATTCCAGATAAACCCTTTTAATTGAGTAGGTGTTAAACCATAGGTTGCAACCATTCCATAAAGCCAAGAACAATTTTTTGTTGCTTGACCTGTAGCAAGATTGAAATATTCTTCAACAATCTGCTGATCATCTAGGACTTTGTATTCCATAATTGAAAAGCTGACTTATTAAAACCATATACAACAATTCATTTTGTGAGGTAGGGTTGCATGTCAGTTTTTAATATGTCTTAAAGTTCTTTAACAATTATAACAATCTTTTATATATTTATACCTAAACAATAAAAAACCCCAGTTACTCAACTAACTGAGGTTTGTTTGTCCTTCAATTTGCCAAGACAGATATGGCATGCACAAATCTTACCAGATCATTGGGATAATTTGCCCAGTTGTAATATATGCTCCGAATAAAGCAACAATACCAATCATTGCTAAACGTCCATTAAGCTGTTCAGCTTCTACGACATGTCCTT